ATCTCCCTTTTGCGTGCGTGGCGATTTCGCCTAGAGCAACCGTCACGCTGAGTCACCGTCCTAAGTGGACGTCCAATGTAGACGCTCTCGGCTAGCTACCGGGAGTTGGCAGCCCCGAGTTTCCAGGCTCGGGGCTGCTGCCATTCCTGGAGAAGATCATGGCGCGAGTCCGAGACGTTCCCTGCTCCGGCGGCTGCGGCCAGTTGATCTGGCGAGGCAAAGGCTGCCTACCGCCCGGTCAGTCGAAGTGCCAGGAGTGCCGCAAGCTCGCCCGGCGGCGCCAGTGCATCATCTGCGGGGCTGCGTTCACGCCGCCGGACAAGAAGCGCTTGACGTGCTCGGACGGTTGTCGTGCCGAACGCTTCGCGGAGGTTCAGGCCCTCGGGGCAGTGTCCGCAGCAGCGCGGAGAAAGCCTCTGCCGCGCTGCGAGATCTGTCGAGTGGAGTTCCGCCCCTCAACGCGCGGCGCGAGGCTGCAGCGCACCTGTGGCCGTGCGTGCGGCTTGGAACTCAAACGCCGCGTGACCGTGCAGTGCATCTGCAAGGGATGCGGGCGCGAGTTCGCTCGTTCTCGGGCGTCGAGCGCTCGCGTGTACTGCAACGCATCTTGTCGTGAGCGATTCCAAGCCCCGTCGAGACCGTTGCGCGCCTGCGAGTTCTGTGGCGCGATGACCGGCTTCCGGTTCTGCAGCAAGCGACACAGTGATCGGTGGTGGAACGCCGAGCGCGCGGCGCAGCGCGGCACTCGTAGGTGCTCGTGCGGCGCCCCTGCGACGTCGTCCCGGCACCACAAGTGCGAACGCTGCCGAGAGTCCTCGCGCCGGAAACGACGACTGTACGAGCGTCGCCGCGTAAGCGAGTCCTTCGTGAGCGAGCCGTACACCCTTGCCGAGATCGCCGCCCGGGATCGCTTCATGTGCGGGATCTGCCGTCGCCGAGTCGCGATGACGAAGGTCGTGCCCCATCCGAAGGCGCCCACGATCGACCACATCATCCCTCTTTCGGAGTATGGCGATGACGTCAAAGCGAACGTCCGGCTCGCGCACTTCCTCTGCAACTCGATCCGCGGCAACCGCGGAGGCGGCGAGCAACTCGCCCTCATCGGCTGACTCGATCGAGCGGGTCGTTCCGCGCGGCAACCGGCGCGCTTCTCTCGCCGCGATCCGCGACCGACTCGCCGCTGAGACCAGCGACACCCTCTGGAACAAGCACAAGGACGAGTGCCACTGCGTCTGCGGAATGGGCGACGGTCGGATGCTCGTCGCGTTGGTGAAGGAACTGCGCGCGGTCATCACCGAACTCGAGGCCCTGGGTGGGGCCGAGGAGGTATCCACGAGTGACGATCTCGCCGCTCGTCGCCAGGCAAGGATCGCGGGCGCCGCGGGTCAGTAAGTTCCCCGTCACCTCGTCCAGCGCCGGCCAGGAAGCTGTCGAACTGGCGGCGAGCGCCGGTCTGCACCTCGATCCGTGGCAACAGGACGTGCTCGTAGCGAGCCTGTACGAGCGTCCCGGCGGTCAATGGGCCTCGTTCGAGGTCGGACTGGTCGTGCCTCGCCAGAACGGCAAGGGCTCGATCCTCGAAGCCCGGGAGTTGGCCGGACTGTTCCTCTTCGGCGAGAAGATGATCGTCCACACCTCACACGAGTTCAAGACCAGCCTCGAAGCGTTCCGACGCATCCGGTACCTCATCGAGTCGACACCGGACTTGGAACGGAAGGTCGTCCGGTTCTGGCAGACGACCGGCTACGAGGGCATCGAGCTGAAGAACGGCTGTCGGCTCCGGTTCGTGGCCCGGTCGAAGGGCTCGGGTCGAGGCTTCTCCGGCGACCTGGTCATCCTCGACGAGGCGTTCGCCCTGACCGCCGACCAGCTCGAGGCGCTGATGCCGACCATGTCGGCCCGGCCCAATCCGCAGATCTGGTATACGTCCTCCCCGCCACTGGACGGCATCTCCGGGGAGCCGTTGTTCAGCCTCCGAGCCCGCGGCGAGTCGTCCGACCCGCCGGATTCCCTGTGCTGGTTCGACTGGGGCGCGGCGATGGGCGCCGACCCGGATAGCCGCCACGTGTGGGCGCAGACGAATCCGGCGCTGGGGTACCGCATCACCGAGGAGTTCATCGCCCGGGAGCGTGCGGCCATGGCCCCGGAGGGGTTCGGCCGTGAACGGTTGGGGATCTGGCCGAAGACGGTCGCCGAGCAGTGGCTGATCATCCCGAAGGCCGACTGGGAAGCCGCAGCAGACCCGCGGTCGTCCGTTGTAGACCCGGTCGCGTTCGCCGTGGCGTTGAGCACCGATCGGCAGTGGGCGACGATCGGTGCGGCCGGCCGACGTGAGGACGGCCTGGTCCACGTCGAGGTTATCGACCGGCGCCAGGGCACCGGCTGGGTCACTGGCCGGTTGCAACAGCTGATCGAGCGGTGGCGGCCGTGCGCTGTCGTCATCGACAAGGGCTCCCCAGCCTCGTCTCTCGCCGCCGAGGCGGAGGAGGCGGGGGTCGAGTTGACCCCGATCCAGACCCGGGACGTGGCCGCCGCGGCTGGTGCCCTGTATGACGGGATCGCTGGCCGACCGGCACCGGACCCGGACACGGGGGAGATGGGCCGGGACCCGAGGGTGATCCGCCACCGGGACCAGCCCGAGCTGACCGCGGCTGTGGCCGCAGCAGTGAAGCGGCCCCTATCGGCCCAGTGGGCCTGGGACCAGCTCGCCGCGTCCGCTGACATCACTCCTGTCATCGCGTGTTCGAACGCCCTCTGGGGGTTCACCACCCGCGCTCCGTCAACAGCCGAAGCGTGGGTGATGTACGGGTGACCCACGCACAGGCCCTCCTGTTGGCCGCGGTTGGGCTGACTCACGTCGTCGTCGGCGTGGTGTGGCTGTTCGGGCCGTGGGCCCTCGTCGGGTCCGGTCTGTGTTTGTTCGCTGTCGCTCTGTTCGTGCCTTGGAAGGAGCGGCGTGGCGAACCTGTTCCGGAGTCTGATCTCCCGCCGCCCGACTGACGAGGTCGCGAGGTTCTCCACCCAGGACTACCTGCGGTGGCTGAGTTCCGCGTGGAACGGTCTCGTTCAGCCGATGTACCCGTCGACGTCGACGTACTCGCAGGGTAGGCCGGCGGAGCGGATCGAGAACTCGTTCACCGGCTACGTGTACGGCGCGTACAAGGTCAACCCGATTGTGTACGGGCTGATGACGCGCCGCTCGTCGGTGTTCTCCGAGGCCCGGTTCATGTGGCGCGAGGTCCTCGACGGCAAGCCGGGTGACCTGTTCTGGAACGACACCCTGCAGGTGCTGTCGCGGCCGTGGCCGAACGGCACGACGGGTGAGTTGCTGACGCGGATGATCCAGGACGTGGACCTGGCGGGGAACTGTTACATCGTCAACGAGGGCGACCGTCTGCGCCGGTTGCGCCCCGACTGGGTGCAGATCATCCTGTCCGGCAACCCGCTGACGGATCCCGACGTGGACGTGGTGGGGTACACCTTCACTCCTGGCGGGCCGGATGCAGGCGAGCCGGTGCCGTACATGCCCGACGAGGTGTGTCACTGGAGCCCGATCCCGGACCCGGACGCGCAGTACCGGGGCATGTCGTGGCTGACGCCGGTGGTGCGGGAGATCCAGGGCGACCAGGCCGCCACGTCCCACAAGCTGGCCTTCTACCGCAACGGCGCCACCCTCGGCCCGATCGTGAAGCTTCCGAAGGAGATGACTCCGGAGCAGTTCAAGAAGTTCATCCAGGCCGACCGGGAAGCCCATGCCGGCGCGGAGAACGCCTACTCGACCATGTACATCGGCGGCGGCGCGGATGTGACGCTGGCCGCGGCAAACATGCAGCAGCTCGACTTCAAGGCGGTCCAGGGCGCGGGAGAAACGCGGCTGTGCGTGGCCTCAGGAGTTCCGGCGGTCATCGCGGGAGTGTCGGAGGGCCTGTCGGGGTCGTCGCTGAACGCCGGCAACTACGGAACAGCTAAGCGCAGCTTCGCCGACGGCACCCTGCGGACCCTGTGGCGGTCCGCCTGCGCTGCCCTGTCGACGATCCTCGAGGTTCCCGACGATGCGGAACTCTGGTACGACGAGTCGCACATTGCGTTCCTGCGTGAGGACCAGCAGGACCAGGCGCAGATCGACCAGACCACCATGGCGACGATCGTGTCGGGCATCACTGGCGGGTTCGAGCCGGCCACGGTGGTGGCGACGGTGCGTCCTCAGTGGAGCAAGTCGCTGCAGCACTCCGGCCTGATGTCGGTGCAGCTGACCCCGCCCGGGTCGGAGCCCACGGACACCGTCGACGGAACCGACGTTCCGCCCCCCGATGACGGGGTTCCGCCGGATCAGGCCCGTTCCCAGGCCGACCTCGACGATGAGCTGGACGAGGTCTTGTGGGCGCTCGACGAGGTGATCGAGCGCTCCTACAACCCGGACCAGGCGCGCATCAGCGCCGGCCACGTAGGCGGCGGCCGCTTCGGCAGCAAGATCACGCCGCTGCTTGAGCACTGGCTGGCGGCCGGCGGTAAGGGCGACCCGCTCGGCGAGGCAGGCGTCAGCCGGCAGACGATCGTGGCCGCCGCCAAGGCCCACGGCGTCGAGGTCCCGCCGCGCATGCCGCTGGCGGCGCTGAAGGCGGCCCTGTACGCGGCGGTGCATGAGCGGGCAGTGGCGCACACTGGCGGCACCCTGCACCCGGAGGTCACCGAGCACCAGCACCGGGTCCGCCGCATCGAAGCGGCCCGCCCTCTCGCCACTCTGGCCCGCGACATCGACTCCGCGTCGACCCTGTCGGAGACTCCCGATCCCGGGCAGCCGAGTCGGTCCCAGGTCATCGGGGAGCACATCGACGGAGCGGAGCAGGCCGGAGAGCTGACCCCGGACCAGGCGGCGAAGCTGCGGTCCACACTGGCCGGCGAGGGTGGCGCCTCGAAGGTCAAGGCCGCCGTGACTCGGATGAACAAGGCCAACGGGGTCTCGTTGATCGGCAACGCCGACAAGACCACCACCTTCGACCCCGCCTTGCACAAGCCCCTGGTCCACGACACTGCGGCGGACTCGATCGCCCCGGGTACCCGGGTACGGGTAGTGCAGCAAGGACACACCGTCGACGGCACCACAGTCGAGAAGGCGGTCGTGGCACCCGTTGGTCGGGCGACCGGGCGAGTTCCAGCGGTAGCGCCGGCCACGGGCGCGCTGCCCGGCGAGCAGAACGACCTTTCGGCCAAGGAACTGTCGGATCTGGCCATGATGGCCGACCTGCCGCGCCACTACCTCGCAGACGTGCGGCCGGGATCGAACCAGGCCGCGAACAAGCGGGTCGACAAGCTGGTGCGGCTGGGGTACATGACCCGAGACGCTGATGGACGGCTCGAAGTCACGGACGCTGGTCGGAAGCGGGCAGGCGTCAAGTCGGCGGAGGAGTGGTCGACCGGCGCGAAGCCCTCCGTGGCACCGGTCGGACGGGCGCCGCGTTCAACCCCGAGCGGCGGCGAGAACCCGTTCGAACTCGCCCCGGGCTATAAGGGTGCCCGAGGTCGCGCCCGGCAGGCGGAGCGGGAAGAGGCGCTGCTGGCAGTAGCCCAGCACGGCACCTACGGCGCGGGCCAAGGGGCGCAACTTGAGGCACTCCAAGCGCTGGCGAGCAGCGGCTACCTCAAGCGCGAGGGAGGCAAATGGCAACTGACCGCGCTAGGACGTGACTACGTTGCCCGGAAGTCGGGAGCGTCTTCTCCGGCTCCGGTGGGACGACCGGCGAAGAAGGCGACACCGGCGAAGAGGCTCACCGCCCGCGATGCCGCGAAGCTCACCCCCGCCGAGCTGCAGCAGGCGGTGGCCGACGGTCGGGTGACACCCCGGGTGGCGGAGCAGGCCGTCACCGGCGGCCACCTCGCGGCCAAGAAGGCCGGGACGACCAAGGTCGCTGACCCGGCGGGGAAGCCTGGTCTTCTGCGGGTCCTGCCACAGGTGCAGCGCGGCGAACCCGGCGACGGCAGCTACCGCAACCCGGACGGCACCCGTGGCCCATGGGGTCGCTTCGGCGCCTCGGGCCTGCTGCTGCGCCACGTCGGCGAAGACGGTGTGCCCCGCTACCTAATGGCCAAGCGGTCCGCCGGAGTCGAAAACGGCGGTACGTGGGCATTCCCGGGTGGCGCCCTGGACCAGCACGAGTCCGACTACCAGGGGGCCACACGCGAGCTGGTGGAGGAACTCGGCCTGAAGCCGTCCGATGTGGAGGCTGGTCGAGTTCACGGCACGCACACCACGACAACGCCCGGCGGGTGGCACTACACCAGCATCGCCGCGACCGTCCCCACCCAGGTCGCGCCGAAGCTGTCGTCGTCGCACTGGGAGACCGGCGAGACCCGGTGGATGACTGCCGACGAGATCGCTGACCTGGACCGGCAGGGCCTCCTGCACGGCGCCCTCGGCGGGGGACAACTGCAGGCCAACGTCCTCGACCTGTTCCCACCCCCACCGACCAAGGCGGCGAAGCAGACCGCGCCCCGCCCGACGATTCCGACCTACGCGCCGCCGTCGAGTTTGAGCGCGGCCGACCGGGCCCGGGTCGAGCGACTCGTCCGCGCGGACCCGCAAATCCACGCCACCACCATTGATCGGTTCGGCCCGATCTCGTCGTCAGGCGCACTGAGGCCGGCGGACGCGGCGTGGCTCCAGTCGGTGTACGAGCGGGAGCCGGCGTACATCAACCACGTGGCGCAGGACGTCCGGGTCGCTGACCTCATCGCCCGGCGGGCGACAGCGGCCGGGGAGACGCCGGAGGCGTACAAGGCAGACGTCGCGGCCCGACTGAAGGCGACGCTCGCGGACAAGCCCATCGCGGTCCGGGTACGCGACCAAGCCGCACTGCGCGCCATCCTTGCCGATGGGCGATTCAAGACCCAGCACGAGGGCGTCAAGCGGGCCCCCGGGCTGGGAGCGGACGCCGCCCGCCGTCGGTTGGGCGAAGCGATCCTGGGCGTCCCAGCCGACGCCCCGACGAGTACGCGGCCCGTATACGGCTATGTGGCGATCAACGGCGTTGAGCCGGCTCTGACCCCGGGCCGGAAGATCGCCGGCGTCGCGCAACGCGAGGGATCGAAGGACGCTCTCAGCGAATACGGTCAGGTGCAGGTGGTGTTGAAGCCGGGAGTCCGGTCGAGGACGACAGCCACCGTCGGAGACAGCCTCGATGAGATCGGCTTGGTCCGACCGTCCCCTGTAGACAACCCGTCGGCCGAGTCGCTGGGTGCGTCATCGCTTGACTCGCTTGAGTCGCCCAGCTTCACCCGAACCCGTTACGTGGAGGCGCAGATCCACGGCGGCGTGTCCTCCGGCGACATCGCTGAGGTCGTCTTCGCAGACCCGCCCGACGCCGCAACAACCCGGGCCCTGGACCGGGCTGGTGTGCCGTGGCGAGTGCTGACTCCCCACTCAGGTGCGCCATCTGCTCCAGCTAAGGAGACCGCGGCCCCGAACCCCGGCCGTCACGGCTGGGGCGACAGCCCACCCTCAACCGACCGCATGGCGTTCGAGACTGGTGAGGCAGGGGACCCGGCGTACATGCCCCCACCCCGCTCCGACCACACCGTGTACCCGCATCCCGACGCCGAGGTCCGGACCGCGGTCGAGGACGCGTGGGCCAGGGTGGCGAACAGCACCGGCTTCGCGAAGCTCGCGGACATCCGCGACCAGCTCGGTGCAACGTACCCATGGGACCAGGTGAACCGGGTCCTGCGGGACATGACCACGGGAACGGAACCTGCTGGGGTGCTGCTGCCCGAGTCCAACCAGCAATCCCTGACCCAGCGGGACCGGGACGCGCGGATCAACCTGGGCGGCCAGACGAAACACCTTCTGACCTTCGACGACGCTCCGGCGGCCAGGATCCGGGCCCGGCAGACCGGTTCGGCGGTCCGCTCCTCCGCCCTGGACGACCTGTCCGAGGATCCCTCCCTCGACGAGATCCGCTCCATGGCGGACGACGAGGGCATCGAGCGGGCGGCAGGACACGACGTCACGCTCGGGCACGACGAGCTGCACCACTACTGGGTCGAGGGCGAGGGGCGACACCTCTGGGTTGATTCGCCGACCCCGTGGCGGACCCTGTACGCGCTCGTGACTGCGGCGGTGCGGAAGAACAAGCGGGCCGTGCCGCCCGAGGTGATCAAGACCTGGGTGTCCCGCTGGTTCATCGAGGCCAAGGGCTACGCCGCCGGCTCGGACCGCAACAGGGTCGAGCACGGCCAGCCGCCACGTGGCCACAAGGTCGGGCCGGGCTGATGGCCCTCACGCAGGCGGACATCGCCCGGAAGATCCGGACGTTCCAAATCCTGCGTGCCGGCGTGACCGACGCCCATGGCCACCTGCACGCGCCGAAGGGCCACTTTGGTGGCCGGTTCATCGCCAAGCTGGCGGGCGCGCTGGGCAGGGACACCAAGGCAGCCTCTGGCCCGAGACCCCTTCCCGCTCCGAGATCTCGCGGACCAGCGCCGGGCGCGGGGCTTCGCGGTACCCTCACTGCCGCGAAGACAACCCGCGAGGTGTCCAGCGCAGCCACCGCGGAGGCGCGACGGATCACCGGCCGGGACATCCCGTTCGACTTCACGGGCTCCGACCCCCACGTCGCCCGCGAACACGCCGAAGGAGTTCTTCGCGGCCTCGAACGGTATCCGCACGCCCGCCTCCGGGCTGTTGGGCTGGTCGACATGTCCCACGAGGACGAGGACGGCTACCGGCACACCGACTGGGCAACGACCACCGTTCACACCGACGGGTCTGCCAGCATCAACTTCGACGCCGGCTACTCCAGCCCCACCGGGGCATCTCGCTACCGGGAATCGCTGGCGGCGGCCGGAGAGCGCCGACGAATGGGGCCGGGCCTCACCACCTCCGATCCCATGGGCATCGCGCTGCACGAGTTCGGCCACGTCCTCGCCGGATCAGGCCCCACGGGCGTGAACGGCAAAGCCCGCCAACTCGCCGACCGGGTCGCCGTCACCCACGAGACGTACCAGCACTCCGACGACCCACACGTGGCGAGAGCTTTCCGCGACCTGGCCATCGGACACGAGGTGTCGGTGTATGCCACCGAGGACAAGCCCGAGTTGACTGCGGAGGCGTTCGCTGACGTGATGGCCCACGGCGACGACGCATCCGTGTTGTCCCGCCTCATCGCGGACCTCATCGACGACGAGGTGACACCGTCATGACCGGCATGCCGTCGCAGTGCCTGTACTGCGCCCGCCGCAACGAACCCAGCCCCACCGGCGTGCAGACCTGCACCGCGTTTCCGTCCAGCATCCCCGACCGGATCTGGTTCAACGCAGTCGACCACCGCCATCGCGTCGACGGCGACCTGGGGCTGCAGTGGAAACCGGGACTCCAGGTCGAGGCGTTTCCCGAGTGGGCCATGCAGCGCTGATGGTCACGCAGGCGGACATCAGCCGGAAGATTCGCATCTTCCAGATCCTGCGCGGACGCCACTCGGCGGCCCCGGGCCGGCAGTTCCGGTACCGCCACGGCTGGATCCCGATCGGCGATGACGTCGCTGACAGGTTCGTCGGGTCGATGCGCGACGAGGCGACCATCCGTAAGGCCTACGAGTACCACGACGCCCAGACGGGTCTGAGCGCCCGAGTCTCGAAGATCACCGACCACGGCCCTGGCAAGCCAGTCGAAGTGGAGCTGACCTTCCACGACCGCGGCGGCGTGAAGGTTGGCGACGGGATCCGGGTCGTCGAACCCGACGGTCACAGCGTGCACCACGAAGCGCTGATCCTTTCCGGACCCGTCCAGGGGCAAGGCTTCGCGACCCGGTTCAACCAGAACGCCGAGCGCTCCTACCGGACGGCGGGCATCGACCAGATCAAGCTCCTCGCCAACGTCGACGTCGGTGGGTACGCGTGGGCCCGGGCCGGCTACGACTTCCAGAACGACCGCGCCCGCGGCAAGGTCGCCCACCGGGCCACGAAGATGCTCGGCGAGTTCACCGCCGCCGAGCAGGCGCAGATCCGAGCCGTCCTGGACGATCCGGATTTCACCCCACTGGCGATGGCTATGGCCGGCTGGCGCCCCGGGGCTACGATGTGGCCCGGGAAGCGCATCATGTTGGGCACCAGCTGGGGTGGGGTGAAGAAGCTGTGACTCGCGACGAGATGCTCAAGGCGGCCGCCGAGGCGCACACTGCGTGGTCGTTGAAGCACGGCGACACTGTCCCCTACGTCGCCGCCGACGCCAACCCCCACGTCGAACACACCGACCTGGCGACGTGGCAGGCCGACCGCTCCGCCCCACCTGACGAGGACGACGAGCTGAACGCGAAACTCGTCGCCCTCCTGGCGCAGCACGGGAAGTCCGCTAGGCCGTAGCGGGAAGTTCCGTCTACCACAGTCCACACACGATCCGAACGAGGGGCGTCGCCACACCAGGCGGCGCCCTTTCGCATGGGCGCAGGCCGTCATGGAGGTCCCGTGTCGTACCGCAACGAGGGTGACGGCGAGGGCACCGGCCGCGGACCAGCACCCAGCACCCAGCAGCAGAGCCAAGCCCACCCGCACGCGGGGAAGGGCAGCCCCAAGGGCGGCCAGTTCGTCAAGAAAGGCACCGCAACCGGCGGTGGTGGCGGCGGGCGCCGGACCCGCCGTACGGTTCAGACCCACCCGACCGGACACGGGACTCACCCAGATGCCCCGCCGAACCGGCATCGGGCGATGCACACCGGCGACACCGGCTCCGACGTCGCCGAGCTCAACGGCCTGCTCTCCAAACTCGGTCTGGCCCACACCGGCGACTCGAGCACCTACCTGCCGTCAACCAGCGACGCCGTGATGGACGCCCAACGCCGCCTCGGGTTGAAACCCACCGGCAAGGCCTCCGCCGCGCTGCTGCGCAAACTCCACGCCGCTGTCGCCCTGTCGCCGTGCATCAAACGCTCCGACGACGACGCCGAACCGTCCGTATCCCGCGCCTACACCACCCCCCGCGAAGACCCGGACCGAGGAGGTGCGCGGATGCCCCAGGACCTCACCCGCGCCGAAATGCCCACGCAGGACGACGTGGACGCCGAGGAGGCGGTAGCCGAGCCCCTCCGGCCGCAGGGCGGGCTGGAGATCCTCCGCTACGACCGGCTGTGGGCCCTCGACGACATCGAGATCCGCCGCGGCGGTGACGGCCGCACGGTCGAGGCGTACGCGGCGGTATTCAACACCCCCACCGAGATCCGCGACCAGCACGGCCACTACATGGAGGTCATCGAGCGGTCCGCGTTCAACCGGGCCATCTCCCACGGCATCGACCGCATCGGCGTGTTCTACCACCACGGCATGACCCTCCACGGCACCCCCAGCGACCTCGGCTCGGTCCCGATCGGATCCCCGGTGGACGTGCGCGCGGACGGCAAGGGCCTGCGCACCGTCTCCCGCTTCAACAAGTCCGCGTTGGCCGACTCGGTTCTCGAAGCGATCCGCGCCGGCGATATCAAGGGCTACTCCTTCCGGGGCCGAATCTTCCAGTCCACGCCCAGCCGGCCGCCGGCCCGCACCAGCCGCGCCGGCGAGCTCCCCACGGTCACGCGCACCGAGCTCGGCCTGACCGAGTACGGCCCCACCCCCACCCCGTACTACGCGGACGCCGGCATCCTCGCCATCCGCTCCGCAGATGCGGTGGCCCACGAACTCCGCGCGCTCGACGAGAGCACGCGAGCGGAACTGATCCGCATCCTGTCCGCCTCCACTCCTCCCACCGAGGACCCGGATCCGGACATCAACGCCACTCCCGCCAAGGGACCCGGCGCCGAGGACCCGCCTGCTGAGGCACTCCGGTCGGCATCCATGGCAACGGTGCGGCGAAAGGTCGCCGCCTTCAGGATCCTTGGGAGGATCACGTGAGCACCAAGCGCCTGGCCGAAGTCCAGGCACAGATGGACCTGCTCAGCCAGAAGCTGGCCGAGCTGGAGGAGCTGCCCGAGCCCGACGGCGACGAGGCCCTGCGGTCGCAGGTCATCGACGAGCGCGACAAGCAGGCCGACAACTACATCGCCGAGTACAAGGCGCTCGACAAGGAGCTGGGGCCGCTTCTGGAGCGGGCCAAGGAGCTCGACGTCATCCGTGCCGCGGCACGCGACCAGACCCGGGTCGAGTCCGGTGACGGCGCGAAGTACCTCGGCACCACCGGGCCCGAGTACCGCAAGAAGGTCGACCCGTTCGCCGGCGACATCCGCCGGGCGTCGCACGGCGAGGTCATCTCGCGGGCCATGTCCCTGGTCGACGGGGAGCGGCGTGTGCCGATCTCCGACGAAGGCAAGGCGCACCTGGAGCGGCTCATCCACCGCTCCATGGACGACGAGGAGAACGGCCAGATCGACGGCGCGTACATCGCCAAGCGGACCCTGTACACCGAGGACCCCATGTATCGGTCGGCGTTCCGCAAGTACGCCCGGTTCGGCGGGATGGCCCACTTCAACGCCGACGAGTCGCGCGCCGTGGCCGCATTCCAGGAGTACGAGGTCCTGCGTGCCGCGTCGGAGAACACCACCACCGCCGGCGGGTTCGGAATCCCGGTCAATTTGGCCGCCTGACGCCGCAAGGTGTCAGTGAAAATCCCGAGAATTGCTGGAACATCCTGCTAGACGGTCGCACCACAGCGTGAGGCGAAAGCCTGAGCGCGACGGTTCGAGAAGCGGCCGGTAGGGACAATCAGCAGCCGAGCCCGCCTGGACCTCGAGTCCGACGGGAAGGTTCAACGACTATGTACGGGATATCTCGTTAGATCCAACTATCGTCTACACTGAGTGTGTGGAACGAGAGTGCGAAGTCTGTAAGGCCGTCTTCCTGGCGCGTCGCGGCGTAGACAAGACCTGCGGCATGGACTGCCAGATCCAGTGGCGCCGTCGCCTCAGCCGAGAACGCGCCGCCCGCTACTACAAGCCGCGGCCGCCGCGGCCAGACACGCAATGCGAGGCATGCAAGGCCCGCATTCCGGCCCCGAGGACGGGGGCGATGCCTCGGTGGTGTGTCAGTTGTAGGGCCAAGAAGGAAGACGTCCGCGCCCGCAAAAGGGTTGCCGTCCGCCGCTGTTACAAATGTCAGGTACCCGTTCCAGGTGCGGAACGGAAACCGGGCGTGGCGGTCTGTGACAACTGCCGGGTCGACCCGCGAAAGCATCGGGCCAATCACGAGCAGCGCCGTCGGCTCCGAAAGTATGGGCTGACGCAGGTCGAATACGACCAGTTGCTTGCCCGTCAACGTGGCCAATGTCCAGGGTGCCGGACGGAAGACCCGGGCGCCAAGGGCTGGTGCATCGACCACTGCCACAACACCGGCCGCGTTCGCGGCCTGCTGTGCAACCGGTGCAACACGATGCTGGGGCTGGCGAACGAGGACGCCTCGATCCTCCGGTCGCTCGCGGACTTCGCAGAACGAATGAACGAGATAAAGATATAGTCTGAGCTTCGCGGAGACGCGAAGAGGCCGGCAGAAATGACCGGCCCGCCCGACATTCGTTGGGTAGTAACAACACTGCCTCATCGACCCGACCATCATCCTCACCTCCGGCGCGATGGATGCGCCCCTGCTGCGGGTCTGCCGCATCGAGCAGGTCACCAACAACATCTGGAAGGGCGTCAGCTCGGCCGGCATGACGTGGTCGTTCGACACGGAGGCCGCCGAGGTCAGCGACGACACGGCGACCCTCGCCCAGCCGTCCGTGACGGTCCACATGGGCCGCGGCCTGATCCCGTACTCGATCGAGGTCGGCCAGGATTACCCCGGCTTCGCCAGCGAGATGTCCCGCCTGCTCAACCAGGGCTGGATGGACCTGCTCGCGCTGAAGACCATGACCGGTACGGGTTCCGGCGAGCCGTGGGGCATCTTCACCGCCATCGACCAGACCAGCGCGTCGGAGGTCGTCACCACGACCGACGGCAGCTTCGGCGGAGTCGACGTGTTCAAGACCTGGAATGCGCTTCCTGAGCGCTACCGCTCGCGGGCGACGTGGGTCATGAACGTGACCGTCGAGTCGACCGTCCGGCAGTTCGCTGCGTCGGCGGGTTCCAGCTCGGCGTACTTCACCGTCGACCTGACCCAGGATGGCGTGTCCCGCATCAACGGTCGCCCGGTCATCCTGACCGACTACGCGCCGGCGGGCGTGAGCGGCGTCGTTCCGGGCACCACCGGCGCCCAGAACATCCTGGTCGTCGGCGACTTCTCCAACTACCTGATCGCGCAGCGAGCGGGCATGTCCGTGGAGCAGATCCCCATGCTGTGGGGCTCGGGGAACCGGCTTCCCACCGGCCAGCGCGGCCTGTTCGCGTGGGCTCGTGTGGGCGGGGACAGCATCGCGGACAACGCCTTCCGGCTCCTGCAGAACCAGTAGCCCCATTCCATCTACTCCCGGCGCCCGTTTGGACGGGCGGGCGCCGGGCCCGTCCAACCGTCCACACTGGAGTAACCGTGGAGTACGTGTTTTCGGCCAACGACGGCCTGGTGCGCTGGAGCGACACCCGCGTATCGATGAGCCCCAACGACGTGTGGTTCGCCGACGACCCGTTCGTCGTCGCCCGGCCGGACCTGTTCAGCACCACACCTCTGGTCGTGCACTCGACGCAGGGCCGCCAGGCGCCGCCGGCGGCGCCGCTAGCGGCTGCGGCGGCGAAGGGGCGGAGTCGTCGTGTCTGACGTGAAGGTTTCGCTAGGGTTCGTGTACCAGAACAGCCGGCCGGCGACGTTCGACGACTGCCGCGAGCGGATGCTCGCGTTCGACCGGAACAACCTGGGCCTGTTCTGCCACGAACGTGGCCGGGTGTCGACCCGTTCGGGAACCGATGGTCTGGTCGCCGCCCGGAACAGCGTGGTGCGAGCGTTCCTGGACGGCCCGGCCGACTGGCTGCTGTGGGTTGACTCCGACATGGGCTTCGACGAGGACGCCCCGTATCGGTTGCTGCAGGTGGCCGATCCGGTCGAGCGGCCGATCGTCGGTGGGTTGTGCTTCGTGAACCGCGAGTACGCGCACGACGGGATGATGGGGTTCCGTACCCGGCCTGTGCCGACCCTGTACGACTGGCGCGAAGACACGGACGGGGTCCCGAAGTTCCTGTCCAACCCGATGTATCCGGTGAATGCCCTCGTGCGGACGGCCGCGACGGGGTCAGCGTTCGTGCTGATCCACCGCAGCGTCTTTGAACGGATGGCGCAGACGGCGGAAGGCGACCCGAAGTTCGGCGAGTGGTACGACCGCATCCGGGGCCACGACGGGAAACACCTCGGCGAGGACGTGTCGTTCTGCGCCCGCGCCGGGCTGCTTGATATCCCGGTGTTCGTCTACACCGGCGTCCGCACCACGCACTTCAAGAACATCTGGCTGGGCGAGGCAGACCACTGGTTCCGCTACGTCGCACCCCAGGCCACGGAACAGACCGCGGTGATTGTCCCAACCCTGGGGCGCCCACAGAACGCGGACCCGTTCATGACGTCGCTGCGGGCGTCGACCGGTCTGGCGACCGCGTACGCGGTCTGCGACGCCGACGACCCGCAGTCCGTCGAGGCGTGGTCCGCGGCTGGCGCCCAGGTGATCGTCGACAACGCGGTGACGTTCGCGCGCAAGGTGAACCTCGGCTACGCGAAGACGTCCGAGCCCTGGCTCTTCCTGGTCGGCGACGACGTGCGCTTCCATGCCGCCTGGCTGGACCACGCCCAACACGTCGCCGACGTGTTGCAGGCGGACGTGGTCGGCACCAACGACCTCGGCAACCCCAGGGTCATGCGCGGCGAGCACGCCACCCACATGCTGATCCGCCGCTCCTACGTGGACGCGGTCGGCGGGTCGTGGGACGGTCCCGGCGTTGTAGCCCATGAGGGCTACCGGCACTGGTCGGTCGACGACGAGCTGGTGACGGCCGCGAAGCAGCGCGGCGTGTGGCAGATGGCCCTCGGGTCGGTGGTCGAGCACAACCATCCGCTGTGGGGCAAGGGCAAGGACGACCCTACGTACCGAATCGGGCCGGCCCATGCCGAGGCGGACCGGGCACTGTTCGAGTCGCGGCTGGCGGCGAACTCATGATGCGTTACTGCGTCGGCAAGCACGATTCGGCCGCGATCATCAACGTCCCGGCAGACGCACCACCGTACTGCTGCGACGACTGCGCCTCCGACGACGCTGAGTGCGCCTGCGACGCGGCCGACTTTTCTGCGCCGTACGTCGGTGCGTTGCCGCCCTCACACCCCCTGGCGCGTAAGGGATGATCACGCTCTCCTGGCGCGATGTGAGCCTGGGCGACGGTCCGGCGATCTCGACGTCGCTGACCCCGGCCGAGTCCGACGAGCTGCGCCGCCTGGCCACGGGCGCCGACGTGCTCGAGGTTGGGTCGGCGTTCGGCTACAGCGCGATCCTCATGGCACTCGCCGGCGCGCGTTCCGTCATCGCGGTGGACCCGCACGTGTGGCTGGACTCGTGGGCCACCATGGTCGCAAACGTCGAGGCGTACGGGGTTGCCGATCGGGTGACGATCTGGCGGGGTGACTCGCAGACCCTGTTGCCGACACTGGGCGCGGCGTTCGACCTGGTGTGGATCGACGGCGACCATGAAGCGTCAGCCGTGGCGCGGGACGTGGAACTGGCCCGGGCAGTGCTGCGCCCCACGGGGACGCTCGCCTGTCACGACTACGACGAGGCCACGTGTCCCGGTGTCCGGGCGGCGCTGGACGCGTGGAAGCCGCCGCCGCGGCTGGTGGACACGCTGGCCGTATACGGGCCGGGTGAGTGGTGAGAGTCGCGGTTGTCGGGGCTGGCGTGTTCGGCTGCACCGCGGCGATCGACCTCGCCCGCGCGGGCGCGCAGGTGGACCTGTTCGAGGCGCGGGGCGACATCCTGACGGGTGCGACGGCCCGGTGTCAGGCCCGGTTGCACCGCGGCTACCACTATCCGCGTAGTGACGCGACAGCCCAAGCGGCGCGGGATGGATTCGAGGAGTTCTCGACCCGGTTCCCGACCGCCGTGAGGTCGTTCACCCACCACTACGTCATCGCCCCCGGCAGTCGCACCACCGCAGCCGACTATCTGGCGTTCTGCGACCGGCTCGGCCTGCCCTACACGGTCCTGGACCGGCACCCCGCCGTCCACAGCGCCGATCTGATCGTGCGGGTGCCCGAGGCCATGATCGCCGTGGACGCGCTGCGGCGGCTGCTGCGCCGAGACCTGGCCGCGGCCGGGGTGACCGTGCACCTCAACACCCCGGCGGGCGAGCTTGCCGGCTACGACCGGACGGTGTGGGCCACCTACGGACAGCCGTGGACCCACCCCCTGCGGTACGAGGTATGCGAGGTGGCGTTGGTCGAGGTGGGCCGCTACGGTCGCGACTCGTTCGTCGTCCTAGACGGCGACTACGTGTCGTTGGACCCATACGGCCGCGTCTTCGCCCTCTACGACGTGAAGCACAGCGTCCACACCGCGAGCGTGGGCGACGGTCCGGACCTGGCGCCCGAGTACGCAGACCTGGTCCGCCGAGGTCGGGTGGGGACGTCGCTGAGCCACGCACCCGAAATGCTCGAGAGCGCTGGCCGGTTCCTGCGGGGCCTGGATCCGCACGGACGCGGCGTGAGCATCTATCACGGATCCCTGTGGTCCGTGCGGGCCGTCCTCCCCGACGTCGACGCCACCGACGAACGCCCCACGCTCATCGAAACGTCCGGCGGCGGGGTACGGATCCTGTCGGGGAAGATCTGCACCGCCCCAGCGGCGGCGCGGGCGGTGACCGCGGCGGCGCTCGGACTTGTGCCGGCATGATCTCGGTCATCACCCCGACGTGGCAACGCCACGAACTGCTTATCACCCGGTGCATGCCGTCCGTGGCCGCGCAGACAGTCCCGGTCGAACATGTCGTAGTGTCCGACGGCCCCGACCCGGTCCTGCGTGACCTGCTCGCTGATAGCGGCGTGACGTACGCCGAGGTGGCCGAGCACGCCGACGACCCCTGCAACTACGGGGCCAGGGCCCGCAACCGGGGCCTTGAGGTCGCCAGCGGCGATCTGATTGCCTACCTCGACGACGACAACGCCTTCCACTCCGACCACGTCGCAAAACTCGCCGCGGCATTGACCGCCAACCCGGGTCGGGACTTCGCGTACACCCAGATGATCCGCCACGGCCTGGGCGACACGATCGGCTCTGAGCCGCCAGCCCACGGGTCGATCGACTCGTCGGTGCTGATGCACCGGGCGGACGGGCCGGCCCGGTTCGGCCCGTGGCCGGTGCCGTCGCCGTACGAGGTGGACTGGGTGTTCGTGCGGACGTGGCTTGCCGCTGGTGCCACGTGGGTGTTCGTGCCCGGCGTCAGCGTCGACTACTACTACACGCCGCGATGATCTCCTGGATCGTCGCCTCGAACCAGCCGGCGGTCCTCAAGGAGAACCTGCTGGCCACCCTCAACCCAGACGATGGCGACGAGGTCATCGTCATCCCGGATCCCAAGTCCATCACTCAGGCGTACGCGCAGGGGCAGGCGAAGGCCACCTGTCCGATCCGCTGCTACGTCCACTCCGACGTCGAGGTTCTCGACCCGCACCGGCTGCGCACCGAGCTTGAGGTCTGCCACCGCGCCGATGTCGGCATTGTAGGCGTCATTGGTTCGAGGGACCGGCGGATGCCGTGGTGGGACGGGCAATGCCTCGGATCGGTGGTGGATGGGCGCGGTAGCTTCGGCGTCCTCGACTTCGGACCCGGCGGGCCATGCTCCATGGTGGACGGGCTGCTCCTCGCCACTGCCCAGACGATCGACTGGGACGAGTCCTGGCCCGGGTTTCATGGCTACGACCACGACTCGTGCGCCCAGATGCTCGCCCGCGGGCTGACGAACTGGTGCCTCACCGGCGGGCACGAGCTTGTGCGGCACAACACCAGCGGCACGCGAGATCCGACTCGGCTGGGCGGCTGGGACGACTCCATTAAGCGATACGAGGCGAAGTGGGGGTAGGCCATGGCTGACGGTTGGGGTGTGGCCGGCGCTAACACCGCCCTCGACGCTCACGGCACCGCCTACCCGTGGATCAAGCTGCATGTGGGATCGCCCGGCGCGGCTGGGACGACGAGCACGGCGACGGAGACGACTCGCAAGCAGGCGTCGTGGGCATCCGCCGCCAACGGGGCGAAGGCCACCGGCGCCGACCTCACCTGGACGAACGTGGCGGGGTCGGAGACGTACACCCACTACTCGCAGTGGAGCGCGGCGACGAACGGGTCATTCGGCGGCTCCGGCGCGATCACGGCCAACCCGGTAACCGCTGGGGACACCTTCACCGTCCCATCAGGTTCTCTGATCCTCACGCTGCCTCTGGCGAGCTGATGACCGAGCGCCTGTACTCCACGCAGACGCCGGAAACCGACTCGAACGACCCCGCGACGAAGCACACCTACGGGATGCGGCTGGCGTTCTCCGCTGCGGGCACGATATCGGCCGGCCGGATCTGGTGCCCGAACCCGAAACCACCCACGTACTTTGGGTGGGCGCTGTTCCGAGTCTCCGACCAGGCGCTGCTGTCCAGTGTGGACCTGACTGCGGTGAGCCTGACCGCTGGCGCGTGGAATCCGGTAACCCTGTCCGGGTCGGTGTCGGTCCTGTCGTCGGAGACGTACGTGGTGGCCGCGCACTACGAGGGCGGGCACCAGGTGTTCAGCACCTCGTCGGTGCCGTTCCCGCTTAGCAACGGCGCCCACATCACCGCCGATACGGGCATGTTCGTCAACGGTGGCACCCCGTCGACGTACCCGGGTAGCACATTCGCCCTGTACGCCTTCGCCGATGTGGAGTTCGCCGCAGGCGGGTCCACCGTCACCGGTACGGCCTCAGCGACGCTGGGTGCTCTGGCCGGCGCCGCGACAGGCGTGCGCACCACCTTCGGAACGGCAGCGGCGACCCTGGGCGCGCTCGTCGGTCTGGCCACCGTCATCGGCACTCCGGCTCGTTCGACGCCGACGGTCGCCGCAGCGCGCTCGTCGGTGGACAGCACCACCGTCCGCCGCACCGCTGTCGACTCGGTCGCAGCGACCCGCACCTCCACCCCCACCGTGACGGGAGGCTGACGTGGCGACCGTCTTCTACGCCGACACCAACGAGCTCGCGACGCTCACCAACGTGTTCAAGGTCAGCGGGACTGCGACGGACCCGACGGCGATCAGCCTGACGGTCACGGACCCGCAGGGCACCGCCACCACGTACACGTACGCGCTCGCCGAGATCACCCGCTCGTCGGCGGGCACGTACACCAAGGACATTCCCTGCACGCTGGCGGGGATCTGGCACTACAAGTGGGTCGGCACTGGCACCGCCTCGGATGTCGTCGAGGGATCGTGGACCGTGCAGCCCGTTGGCGATCAGCTGTACGGATCGCTGGAGGAACTCAAGTCCCGGTTCGCGATCACCGACACCGTCGACGACGTTGAGCTGAAGCGGGCGATGCGCGCCGTCAACCGGGGCATCAACAACTTCTGCGGCCGGGTGTTCACTCGCGCCACCACCGCGACAGCACGCCGGATCCCGAACCTCGCGATCGGCAGCCCGTACGGGTGGGGCGGTTGCCGGGTCAACGTGCCCGACTTCTGGACCACGGCCGGTCTGGTGGTGGAGACAGACACCGGCAACGACGGGACCTTCGCCACCGCCCGTACCGACTTCGAGCTGTACCCGCTGGACGGCATCGTCGACGGTGAGACCGGCTGGCCGTACAACGAGATCGAGTTCTACAACGGCATCCTGTACCCGCCGACCAACAACCGCCCGTACTTGCGGGTGACGGCGAAGTGGGGCTGGGCGGAGGTGCCCGAGCCGGTCCACGAGGCGTTCATGATCCTCGCTTCGGACACGTTCAAGCTGAAAGACGCCCCGTTCGGCGTCGGCGGCTACGGGCAGTTCGGTGCGGTCAGAGTGCGGGAGAACCAGATGGCCGCCGCAAAGCTGTCGCCGTTCGTGCGGGACCTGGTGCTCGTCGCATGACTGACGTCGCCGCGATTCGCACCGCCCTCGCGGCCCTCGCTGAAACTGCCGCGATCACGGTGAACAGCACCAGTGTGCCGATCCGCAGCTACGACGACGTACCGACCACAGTGGACCCCGGCTCGGGTGTAGCGGTGCTGATCAGCCCCGGCGCCCCGTTCCTCACCCCGGTCACCCTCGACGGCGCCGACGACGTGTCCCTCAACGCCGTCGTCGTCACGTCGCGCTCGTCGGAGCGTTCCGCCCAGGCCCGCCTCGACGCCGCCGCGATCGCGCTCCGCGACGTGTTCACCTCCGACCACACCACGAACTGGGACTTCGTCGAGCCGGGCAACCCCACCGCCTACGGCGACTACACCTTCGGATCCGGTGACAACGCGCTGAGCTTCTACGGCTTCACCATGGCCCTGCAGGTGGCCACGTCCTGATGCGGTGGGTTGTCGCCCAGCCTGGCCCCGCGTTCAGTGTGCAGGACGTTTTCGCCGGCTGGTGTGAGGCGCTGCGCGAGCTCGGCCAGCACGTCGTTGAGTACAACCTGGACAGTCGGCTCACGTTCTACTCCGCGGCGCTCCTGCCCACCGACGAGGACGGCAAGTTCCGGCAGGCCCTGAGCCCTGAAGCGGCCAAGCACCTCGCCGTCAGTGGCATCTTCGCGACGCTGTACCAGACCCGCCCCGACGTGCTGCTCGTCGTGTCCGGCTTCTACTTGCCCACCGAGGTGTACCGCCTGGCCCGCGCGTACGGCACCCGCGTGGTGCTGCTCCACACCGAGTCCCCGTACGAGGACCAGCGCCAAGCAGCGCTCGCCGAGCTGGCCGACGTCAACCTGCTCAACGATCCGACGAACATCGACTCGTTCCCGCCGAACACCGTGTACATGCCGCACGCCTACCGACCGTCGGTGCACGCCCCCGGTCGGGCCGTGTCGGAGTTGGCGTGTGATCTGGCGTTCGTCGGCACCGGCTACCCGTCGCGGGTGGCGTTCTTCGAAGCGATGAACCTCGACGGGCTCGACGTGCTGCTGGCTGGGCCGTGGCTGTCCACCACCGAGACGTCGCCGCTGCGTCGGTTCTTGGGCCACGACTTGGACCAGTGCCTCGACAACGCCGACGCGGTGCCGATCTACCGCTCCGCCAAGGCCGGCATCAACCTGTACCGCCGCGAGGCCGAACGACCAGAACTGTCGGAGGGCTGGGCGATGGGGCCCCGCGAGGTCGAGATGGCCGCCAGCGGCTTGTTCTTCCTCCGCGACCCGCGCGGTGAGGGCGACGAGGTGCTGCACATGCTGCCCACCTTCACCTCGCCCGAGGACGCCACAGACCAGCTGCGGTGGTGGCTGGACCGACCAGACGAACGCGCCGTCGTGGCGCGTAAGGCCCGCGAGGCAGTAGCCGACCGGACGTTCCACAAGCACGCCGCGGGGCTGCTGCGGCTACTCGACTCCTAGGAAAGGGAGAAGACATTGAGCCGCATCCATGGCAGGCGCGGGCGTGTGTACCTGGGCATCGCCAGTGACACGGCAGTCGCCGAGCCGCTGCCGTTCGTCGCGAAGTGGGCGATCAACCACTCCAGCGACAAGGTCGAAGTCACCGCGATGGGTGACAGCAACAAGGTCTACGTCGGTGGCCTCGCTGACGCCACGGGAACGTTCTCCGGGTCGTACGACAACGCCACTGCCCAGACGTACACCGCCGCGGTGGACGGGCTGGCGCGGAAGTTCTACCTGTACCCGGATCTGAGCACGAACACCCAGTACTGGTTCGGCACGGTCCTGGTCGACCTGTCCGTCGACGGTGGGGTGGACCAGGCGGTCAACATGTCTGCGGCCTGGAACGCGGCGAGCCAGGTCCAGAAGGTCGGCTAGTGGCGGTAGTCGAGGTTCGGGTCACTGACATCCCGGCGAAGGCGAAAGAGCTTCGCCGGGAAGCGGCCCGCCTCCAGCGGCGCATCTCCTCGGCGGCGGGTCGGGTGGTGGAGACCCACCTCCGGCCCCGCATTGTCGAGCTGGCCCCGCAGCACCTGCCGTCGGGCTACACGCCCCTGTTCACGCATGACGTGAAGGTGAAGACGTCGACCCGGTTCGTCGTCAACCCCGGCGTCACGGCGACGGTGTCGGCGCCGACGGGTGGGTCGAAGGGTCGGGACGTGCCCGCGTTGGAGCGGGGCGTGTTGGCGCATCCGCTGTTCGGCAACAAGCACCGCTGGTTCCGGCAGAAGGTCAAGGCCGGGTTGGCGAAGACGGCGCTGAAGTCGACCCGTCACGCCATCATCTCGGGCCTCGACGACGAACTCGGCAAGATCGTAAGGGAGTTGGCGACGTGAGCGAAGTCCGGTTCGGCGACCACGACCGGGAACGGTGGGGCCTGGCCGAGTGGGTCGAGTGGGACCCGATGGACGTCTCCATCGGCGACCTCACCGAGCTGTCGGAGCGGTTCGGGTTCGACCCGACGGACTGGCCGCACGTGTTCTACGGCGAGATCCCGCTCGAGCAGGCCGGCTCGCCCGATGCGCAGCGCAAGGCGCCGAGGTGGCAGTACCAGGCGATGGCGTGGATGGTGCTGCGGCAGAACGGCGTGGACGTGTCGTGGGATGAGGCGGGCACTGCCCGGGTGGGCCGGTTCCGGTACCGGTCCGCGAACTCGGGAAAAGACGAGGCGGAGACGACACCCTCCGAGTCGTCCGAGCCTTCTACGACGCCGCCTTCCGAGACGTCCTGAACTTCGCCTCCGACGCCGACATTGAGGCGTTGCCGTTCTGGCGGTGGAAGCAGTACCGCACCTACGTCGACTGGCGGCTGGGCTTGAAAGCCCCGGACGACGAGGAGTGGGATGAGTAACGACCTCGAGCTCCACATCGGCACCACCGCCGACTCGTCCGGTCTCCGCGACGCCGCTGACGAGCTGGAGCGGTCCAAGCGGGCCTCCGATGAGGCGAAGGAGTCGTTCAAGGAGACCTCGGAGGAGCTGGACAAGACCCGCCGGTCCAGTGACGGCGCCGGGGACTCCTTCAAGCGGACCGCGAAGGACACCCGCACCCTCGACCAGGAGATCAAGGACCTCCGGGCTCACATCGTCGAACTGGGCAAGGCCTACGACGAGACCGGCGACAAGTCGTTCCTGAAGCAGATCCAGGCCGATCGGTCACAGATCGCGCAGATCGAGCGGATCAAGAAGGACCTGGTCGGCGTCGAGGGTGCGTCGAACAGTGTCGGGAAGTCGTTCCATGAGACCGCTAGGCAGTCGCACTCCCTCGATGACGAGCTGAAGAAGCTGCGCCAGCACCTGGCCGAGGTGGAGGCGCTGTACGCGGCCACCGGCGACCGCAGCCTGTTCAAGAGCATCCGGTCCGACCGGTCAGCGATCGGCCAGATCGAGAAGATCAAGAATGACCTCGAGGACATCGCCGTCGATGGCGAGAAGGCGACCGGCGTCCTAGCCGGCATGGCCTCCTCGGCGACGAAGTTCTTCGGCAGCCTGGGCGACGTCGTCGGCCCCTTGAAGTACGGCCTCATTGCGGGTGTGGTGGCAGCCGCCGCGGAGGCCGGGCCGCTGATCGTCGGCGGGCTTGGTGGGGCGATCTCGACCGCAGTCGGCGCCGGCGGTATCGCGGTGGGCTTGGTGTCCGCCGCCAAGGATCCCGCGGTCAAGTCGGCGATGAGCATGTTCGGCGCCGAGCTGAGCGACGAGTTCACTGCGGTGGGGAAGCCGTTCGTCCGCCCGTTTCAGGATGCGTTGGCCATCCTCAGCGCCGACGTGAAGTCGCTGCGCCTGTCCGACGTGTTCGCCGATGCAGCGCCCGCCGCGACCGGGTTGGCGCACACCTTGGGCGACTTCGCGAAGAACATCATGCCGGGCTTCGACAAGGCCCTGCAGCGCTCGGGCCCCTACATGGACCAGCTGGACGCCGGGCTGTCGACCATCGGGGCGGGGATCAGCAGCTTCCTCGACGACGTGTCAGCCAGTCCGGGGGATCTGCAGGCGTTCCGCCAGGCCCTCGACCTGGCCGGAACCGGTCTGGCCATGGCCGGCAAGCTGGTCGCCAACGCCGGCGAGGCGTGGCACCTGCTCAACCACGAATGGGCGAACTTCTATCACCTCGCGGGTAAGGTCGCCCCCGGCAACCTGGGTGACCAGTTCGAGTCCCTCGCCGACCGGCTCGACCAGTACGACCAGATCGGCAGCCATGCGATCGCCACAACGGACCTGTTCGGCGCCACTGTGGGTGCGACCTCTGCTCCGATCCAGACTCTGGGCACAAACCTTGATCTGGCCACCGCCGCGACTGGGGCGCTCGGGCACGCACTAAGCGACACTCAGCAAGCATTCCTGGGCTTCATGAGCGCCGATATCAGTGCGGAGCAGGCTCTGGACGACTTCGCCAAGGCTGTCCATGAACACGGGCGCAGCCTCGATGTTCACAGTCAGTCGGGCCGGGACAACCTGCGCATCCTCGACGAACTCGCACGAGCGGCGGAAGCGGCAGCAGAAGCAACGTTCAAGCAGACCGGCTCCGTGCAGAAAGCCCAGCAGACATACGAGGGCTTCCGGAAAGAGTTGTACGCCCTGCTGATCCAGATGCATTACACCAAGGAAGAGGCCCAGAGGCTCGTCGACCAATGGCTCGGGATGGATGGCCTGACCGCGACGCTCACGGTGAAGGTGAAGATCAAAAAGGAGGGTGAGGCGCCCTTCGCTGACTTGCCCAAGGTGTCGTTCGGAACGTCCAAACCGACTCAGCACCGCGCCGGCGGCGGCGGGGTCATGCCCGGGGTCCCGTACGACATCAACGAGCGCGCCGGCACCGAGGTCTACTTCCCCGAGCGCGGCCGGGTCGCGAACCTGAGTCCGTGGGGTGGCGGGGGGGCTCCGCAGCAGTCCCGGCCCGTTGTGCTGCACGGTGGGGGCCTGGGCCAACTGGTGTTCACGTGGTTGCGTGAGGAGATCGCGAGCCGGGGCGGCGAGCTTGCGGTACTGGGGTTGAAGGCCTGATGGCCACCGCCTACCGCTCGTCTGCGAACGTCACCAACGGCACCGCCGGCACAGCGGTTGTCGTGGCGAAGCCGGCCGGGATCGTCGACACGGGCAGCAACCCGGATCGCGACCAGCTCATCGCCTACATCGCCGCCGAGGGCGCGCCGACGATCACACCACCCGCAGGGTGGACGCTCATCACCTCCGCTGTGGATGCGGGGAACAACGTCACCCTGTGGTGCTACCGGAAGCTGGCGTCGAGCGAGGGCGCGTCGTGGACGTGGACGCTGGGGACCTCGCACCGCAACTGGGGTTGGGTGGGCGCCTACACCGGCGTCGACCCAACAACCCCGGTCGCGTCGTCGTCGACATCCGTCTCGCTCGTGGCGAGCACGATTGTGGGCACGGGCTCGGGCAGCGCCGTCTTCCCGGCGAACGGCCAGGGCGTCATGGCCGGCGCCGCAGTTCGAGCGGCCACTGGAGTCGCAACAACATGGACGACGGACGCTGGAACCGGCACTGAGCGCGCCGATCTGTCCACGAATGGCGGAGCGGGGATAGACATAGCCGGAGCGATCGGCGACGGCACCAACTCCATCTTCCAGACGGCGGTCTACCTTCCCTTCATCACGGCGTCGCAAGCGCAGACGGCCGCCGCGGCGATCGGCATCACCCTCGCCCCATACCTCGTTCCGTACACCGCCGCCGCGGGGGACCTCGGTCTTGTGCTGGAGGCCGCGTTCGGGGTGGATCCGTCGACGGACTCGTCGGAGTGGACCTGGACCGACCTGACGGCCTTCTTGCACGAGCCGGCCCGGCTCATCCTCACGCACGGGCGGTCGAACCGAGCACAGCGGGCGGACCCGTCGCGGATGGAGTTCACGCTCCTCAACCTCAACGGGGAGTTCACCAATCCGACGGGCACCTACACCGAGGGCATGGTGCGGAACCTGCCGTTCCGGGTGCGGCTCACTGGGTTCGGGTCAGGCAACTACCACCGAGGGACGTGCTTCCTCGCGTCGATGCGGCCCCGCTGGGATGCGTCCACCAACTTCGCTGTCGTCGACGTGGTCGCGCAAGGCAGGCTACGACGGGCGCAGCAGCGCACCGCGCCCCTACGGTCCGCCGCCTATCGCAGCATCACGGGCATCGGGCAGCCGTCGTTCACGCCCGTCGCGTACTGGTCGCTCGAGGATGGCTCCGGTGCCACCTCGGCGGCGAGCGCCATCGCGGATGTGGCGGCAGCAGTTACGGCGAACGTGACGTTCGCGGCGGACAGCTCCTTCCTCGGCTCGGCGTCGCTACCGACCCTGTCCGCTTCGAGTTCCGTCACGGGCATACTGCCCACCTACACAGCCACGGGTCAGTGGGCGGCCGTGTGGGCGATGAAGATCCCCACCGAGCCGGCCGCGACGACAACGCTCATGGAGATCTACACGACCGGCTCCGCCCTGCGGTGGGTGCTGGAGTTGGCGCCCGGCGCTTCGGCGCTGCACATCCGCGCGTACGACGCGGCCGGCACGTCGCTCCTCGACGACCCGATTGCCGTCACCGAAGCCGATTTCTACGGCGCCGAGCTGCTGTTCACCATGAGCGCGACGCAGAATGGTTCCAGCGTCGACTACACCTACGCCACCTTCGACAGTGCCGGTGGAGGCTCCGGCCTGTCGGGAACCCTGGCCAGTGCTACCGCCGGCAACGCCAACCGGTTCCGTGTCCCCCCGCGCGCAGGTCTCGACGGGGCGACCCTCGGACACGTGGTCATCTACGCCGACGCGACGTTCGACCCGGACCTGGATCCGTTCACACTTTCCCGGTCAGTGCTGACCGGGCATAGCGGCGATCGGCCATGGTCCAGGTTCCAGCGGCTCTGCGCCGAAGAGAACGTCCCATACACCATGGACATATCTGCGACCCTCGACCTGACGATGGGTCCACAGGGCGTCGCCTCGTTCATGGACCTGCTGCGCGAGTGCGAGACCGTCGAGGGCTGCGTCCTCAACGACTCCGGCCGTTTCGCCGGGGCGACTGGCCTCCTGTGGTTCCCGGCCGCGAGCGACCGACTGAACATCGACGCGACCATGACCCTCGACATGTCCGCCAGCGCCGTCAGGGACTTCCAGCCGATCCTCGACGACCAGGACATCGTCAACGACGTCGAAGTCGGCCGGCCATCGGGGTCGTCGGCGCACGTGGTCGACCAGACCTCGGTGGTGGAGGAGGGCAACTACACCGACCGGGTTACCGCCAACACCGAGGACGACACGTTCCTCGCCGACCTGGCGGGCTGGCGGGTGCACCTCGGCACCGTGGAAGGAATGCGCTTCCCCGCCGTCACCGTGAACTTCCGCGGCATCCCGTCGCTGGCCACAACGTGGATGGACTGCCTGCTGTTCACCCGGATCGACGTGACGAACCCCCCGCGGCAGTACCCACCCGACGACGTGCAGGCCATTCTGGAGGGCTACACCGAAACCCTGTCGCGAGCCACGTTCGAGGCGACCCTGTACCTGTCGCCGTACAAGCCGTGGATCGTCGGGGAACTGGCCGACACGACGTCAGATCAGAACGTGTACGCGGGCCGGCTCGCCGGCGACGACGCCTGTGCGCTGCGGGCGGCCGTGTCCAGCGGCGCCACCACGTTCACGGTGGACCCGAACCGTACCCGGTGGACCACGACCGCTGACGACTTCGACCCCGACCTGGAGATCCGCCTCGGCGGTGAAGTGGTGGCGGTGTCGGGGATCTCCACCACCGCAGCGACGTACGTCGCTGCGGGGGCGGCCACCCACGCCGACAACGCCGCAGTCACGCCGGCCCTGTACGCCGGCGCCACGGCCGACGACCTGATCTGTGTCCTCGCCGCGATCCGGTCCTCCGGCACGGGAACGCTGCAGACCCCGACCGACTACACCCGCCTACCGGTGTGGGCGTCGACCGACAACGTCCAGCTGTTCGCGAAGGTCCACTCCGGATCGGAGTCGGCGCCCACCGTCACCCCGACCGGCGGGTCGGCCGGTGACAGCGTGAGCGCTCTGACGTTCGGCCTGCGCGGCATGCCGGTGTCGCTGGTCGACCTCGCTGATGTCGTCGTTGACTCGGCGACGCTCCTCAACGCCGCCGCCCAGAACATCGCCTACCCGGGCCTGTACCCGTCCCTGCAGGAGGGCTGCGTCATCCTGGCCCTCGGCTGGAAGCAGGACGACTGGACGTCCGTCGCGACCCTGTCGGGCATGACCGAAGCCGCCGACGTGTCCACCACGACCGGCAACGATCAGGGCCTGGTCGTGGACTACGTCATCCAGACCACGCCGACCGTCGTCAACGAGTCGTCGTTCGTGGTCACCGGCGGGGCCGCGGCGATCTCCCGCGGCGCCCTCGTCGCACTGGCGGGCGGCTACCAGACCTTCACGATCTCGGCCCGAGCAGTGAACGGGGTCACGAAAGCCCACGCCGCCGGCACCACCCTCGAAGTGGAGGACCCCTTTGTACTCGCCCTGTAGGTCATCGTGACGTTGACCGCCGTCCCCGCGGCGGGGGCCAAACTCCGGGCGGCGACACTGTCTACCCTCTTCACCGAGCGCCAGCCGCTGACCGCCCTCCGGATCACGGACGGCACCCCGGTCAACAACTCGACCGTGTTGGTGGCCGATAGCCAGTTGACTGTGTCGCTGGTGGCGAGCCAGACGTACCTGTTCATCGCATGGCTGGTGACGACATCGGCGACCGCGGCGGACGTGAAGATCGGCTGCACCATCCCCTCCGGTGCGGCAGGCCTGTGGTCGATGGTCAGCGGGCCGACATCCGAGACAACTGCCATACAGGGGTCGGTCGACCTGGGCGCAGCCAGTTTGGCGGCGACGCACACCCGGGTTGGTGCCGGGACGTCAACAGCGGTGGGGGCGCTCATCTACGGCTATATCACGACGTCGTCAACGGCTGGCTCGTTCACGATCACCATGGCGCAGGCCACCGCTACCGTCGCGGACACGACCATGAAGGCCGGGTCCTGGCTCAAGTTCCAGAGGACGGCGTAGTCATGGCCGTGGTGTTGTTCGTGTTCGCCCATCCCGACGACGAGACGTTGGGCGCCTGCGTGGCCCTGTCGGAGCACGTGGCGGCCGGCACGCACGACGTACACGTGCTGACGATGACCCGGGGTGCCGCGTCGGGAGTCGTCGACGAGTTGGCGGGCGCGTCGGTGGGGCACTGGTGGGGTGTCGCCCACAACCCCGCGCTCGAGGGATACACCGCGCCGACGGCGGACGAGTTCGGGCAGCTGCGCATCGACGAGACCCGGCGGGCCCTGGACGCGTTGGCGTCGGGCCTGGGCGCCCCGATCGCCCTGCACGAGGGCGGACTTCTCGACACGCAGGTGACCCAGGCGGACGCGCGGTCGCAGATCCTGGCGGTGTGCGACCAGATCAACCCGGGCGGCGTGGTGTGGCTGAAGGGCCACACGCACCTCGTCGACGACAACACCGACCACACCAACATCGGCAAGGCTCTGCGGGCGATCGCTGCCGCAGACCCGACGCGGTTCTCGAACCTGCGCCACTACGTCCTGCCCCGGTACTGGTCGGATCCGCGGCTGAGCCAGGTCGCCGAGCAGTGGGACCTGCCCACCAACTCGGTGATCACCTGTCACGCCATCAACGGCATGCGCTGCTACGGGGCGTGGGCCCCACCGGAGTCGCTGGCCATCGGCTACCACTCGGTGTGGTCCGACATGTTTGCGCCGCAGTTCGCGGGGCCGACGCCGAAGAACATGTACCACCCGTGACTCGGGGCTCCGGGCCTCGGATTATGGGGCTGACCACACGCATACCGCGAGCCGATTGACGGGTGCGGCCTCGGCCACGATCAGCGTCCCGTCGAGCGTGATCGAGCAGTACATCGGCGCGGCGACGGTGATCAAGCGCGGCGGCCGGTCGGGCCGCCAAGGGCGGGCCAACGCGGCGGAGGCGTCGACGTGAGTGCCGTCCGAGTACCAGACCTCGACTGTCGGTAGGTCCCCGCCGCCGGACACGACGATTGACGGAATCGGGTGAGCCCGACCCGGTGTCGCAAGTACCGTCACGGCGGCGCCTGCTGCGCCCGCGAAGAGTGCGGTCGCGGTGAGCAGCCCGCCCAGCCGCGTCCAACCTCTCGATAATCGTGCGCGTGAGCGCGCGCCGCCGTTATCCAGATCGATTTCGGCGGCGGCGGCACGTTCATCAATGTCCACCACGAGCCGAGGGTACTGCCGGCCTGCCAGTCGAGGAAACTGGGTCACTTCGCCATATCTGCGGGGCCGATCGGCGAACTTCACACTCATTCGAGTTCCTGTCCGTAGCCGAATGGCCGCCATCCAGAGGAGGTAGACCGTGACCCAGTTCCTGTGGGACACCTCCCACTACGACGGCCCCCTGTCGGTCGCGACGCTGCGCACGGCCCACGCGCAGGGCATCGTGGGCCTGACCCACAAGGTGGGCGAGGGCACCGGCGGGGACGACCCGCTCGACGGCCCGGTGCTGGCCAACGCTCGCGACGCCGGCATTCCGCTGCTGGGCGGGTACCACGTGGTCCGGTCCGGCCCGGTGGGCCCGCAGGTGGATGCGCTGCTCGCGCTGGCCGACCGTGACGAGCCGTGGTGGCGGACGTGGCCAGGCTGGTTCTGGCAGGTGGACCTGGAGCGTTGGCCGACGGACCCTGTGCCGGCCGCCACGGGGATCGCGTTCGGCCGGGAACTACGCAGGCGCACGGGCCGGGTGGTGGCGATGTACGCCAGTCGCGGCCAGTACGGTGACCAGCTCGCCGGGTGGACCGCCGACGACGGGCCACTGTGGAACGCCCGGTACGTCAGCGGGGAGGGCGACTTCCGCGAGATCTACCCGGGCGACAAGTCGGCCGGGTGGGCACCGTACTCCGGGCGAGAGCCCGACTTCCTGCAGTACTCGTCGCGGGCGACCATCGCTGGCGTGACCACATCCGACGCGAGCGCCTACCGCGGCACGCTCGAGCAGCTGACCGCGTTACTCACCGGAGGAGCAGCCATGACCAGCCCCAATCCCGTAGAGATCGACGCCCTGAGCATCCTGACGGGGCTCGCCCACGGCGTGGAAAAGGTGACTGTCCACGACCGCGACGGCGTCCTGCTGCTGTCGCCGTACTACGCCCGCATCGCCGCCGAGGTGGCTAAGAACATCCCGGCCGTCGTGGTCGACGCCGCCGCGGTGGCTGCCGCGCTGGCCAGGAACGCTGAGTTCATGGCTGCGGTGGCGAAGGCCGTCAACGACGACGCGGCCCGCCGTCTGGCCCAGTAGCCACCACCAGCACCATGCAAGAAGGGCGGCTACGTGGGTGATGGTCTCGCCGGACTCCTTCCGTACCTGCAGCAGGCGCCCCTCGGCGTCGTGGTCCTCTACCTCCTCAGGCTGTGGACCCGAGCCGTCGCGGACGTTCGAGACGAGCGACGCGACCACGAACGCACCCAGCAGCAGCTGGACGACGAGCGAACCCGGCGCCGCGCAGTCGAGGACGACATGGCATCCGTGAGGCGGGAAGTCGCGGCACTGCGCGCCGAGGTAGCCGCGCTTCGCCACCAGCTGGGCGAGGCCACATGACGATCAGCAAGCAACGCCGCATCACGTGGGGCATCGTGGCCATCATCATCGCCGCGGTGATCGTCTCGCTGATCATCGGCGACATCATCACCCACCGGCAGCAGTCCGAAACCAACCGCGCGGACACTGCGGTCGCCGCCCTCGCCGATGCCTGCCGCCAGGTCGAGCGGCTCGGCGGGCACTGCGCCGTCGACCCCTCCTCGCTGAAGGGCGACCGTGGCGACGTCGGCCCACCCGGCCCGATGGGTCCCGCAGGGCCGGCCGGTCAGGACGGCATGACGATCGTCGGCCCCTCCGGTGCCCCCGGGCCGGCCGGGCCGCAAGGTCCCGCCGGCGCGCAGGGCCCGGCTGGCGCCGCCGGTCCGGCCGGGGCTCAGGGTCCCGCGGGCCAGGATGGTGCGCCGGGGCCGGCGTGCCCGACCGGGTACCACCAGCAGCCGTTGACGGTCCTCACCGCAAGCGGGCCGCAGGACGTCGTCGCGTGCGTGCCCGACCCCGCGCCAACGACTCCGCCGGCGGCGAGGAAGCGCTGACGCCTGTCAGCCGAGGTTCAGCCAGTTCCCTTGCCGGGCCTGGCGGATCCGGGTCAGCAGCGCCCGGGCGTTAGCCTCATCGGCGATGTCGGGCGACGCCCAGAAGCGCGTTGAGTCGAGGCCGCCCTGCTGTGCCTCGACCCGCCACGTCTCGCGGGTCGGGCCGACCCACTTCTTGAGCCACAGATCGTAGCGGGCCATCCGCCCCCACGACCCGTTCCACCAGTGCTCGACCGTGACTTCCACTCGAACAACTGTACGGAGGGACACCATGGACCGCTACACCAAGGCGATCGTCGCTGCGCTGATGGCCGGTCTCGGCGCGCTCGGCACCGCCTTCGCCGACGGGCACGTCACCGCCACCGAGTGGGTCGTCGTCGCGGGCGCAGCCGTGGCCGGTCTGACCGCCGTGTGGGCGGCGCCGGCGAACACCGTCCCGGCCAGCCGGCCGGGTGAAGAAGGAGAGCAGAAGTGAACACCGTCGAAGGAGCGCCAATGCAGAAGCCGAGCCTTGGCCGAATCGTCATCGCACTGGTCGACCCGGCCATCAACAACGGCACCGACGAGGCGCCGGCCGTCATCACCCACGTCTTCAGCGATACGATCGTCAACGTTCGCGTACTGCTCGACGGCGACCAGACCCCCTGGAAGACCTCGATCTCGTTGCACCCGGATCGGGCGGCGGTCGACGCCGCGCGGTCGAAGGTGGCGGAGGACTCCGGGACTCCCCTGGCCGACGTGCGGATGCACGCCGCGTTCTGGCCGCCGAGGGTCTGAGATGCCGCTGCTGACCCCGACCAACCCCAACGACCCGATGCAGGCCAACCCGATCACGGTGTACGTGTCGATCGGCAACACGGACGGCAAGCTGACTCACGCCGAGTGGGCCGAGTACTGGTCCTTCACCAACGAGCTGCTGACCGAGGTGGGCCTGACCACGGCGACGTTCGGCGTCTGGCACAGCCTCCCGGCGACGCCGTATGTGAACGCCTGCTGGGCGGTCCAGATCCCGGCCCGCCAGGTCGACGCGGTCCGTCTCGGCCTCGTCGGGGTGGCCCGCAAGTTCCGGCAGGACTCGGTGGCGTGGGCCGTGGCAGAGACCGAGTTCCTGACCACGGAGGAGGCGTGACGATGTCCCGACCCAGACGCGCGGCCGCCGCCGCTCTGATCGCCCTCGCCGTAGTTCTCGCGGTGGGGGCGCTTTCGTTCGCCGGCCCGTCGGCAACAGCCGTGGGGGGCCTGTCGCCACTGGAGGTGGCGCAGGTCCAGCGGGCGAACTGTCAGGTCCTGCTTGTCCACGCCACGTCGAGCGCGCAGCGCACCCGGGCGAACCAGTGCATCGCCGACCAGACGGTCATCATCAACGCGCTGACCGTCTCACCGAGCCCGTCGGGGTCGCCGTCGCCGACTCCTCCCGGCCCCACGGCGACCCCGACGCCCAGCAGCACCACCACTCTTCCTAGCCCGACGACGTCTCTTCCTAGCCCGACCCCTACACCGTCACCGACCGGCACCCCGTTAGGAAGTTGGCCGACCCCGGGTGACACCGCGGCCGGGACCACGGGGTGGCGGCACACCGGGGTCACCCTGACCGTGCACACCGGTCTGTGGCGCATCACCACTCCCGGCGCGGTCGTGGACTCCGTCGACGCGGTCGACGGCATCGAGGTGCAGGCGAACAACGTGACGATCCGGCGCAGCCGGGTGATGGGCGCCAACACCGGGCCGGGCGCGGGGATCTGGATCGACCGCGGTGTCGACGGGACCCTCATCGAGGACGTCGAGGTCACCTCCCGCCCGGGCGCGGACCCAGCCGTGGAGGCCTCGCTGGTCGACCGGGCCATCACCGCCCAGTACACGACCAACACGGTGATGCGGCGGGTCTACGCGCACCGGATGATCCGCGGTCTCGAACCGGGCTGCTCCACCCTGGTCGAGGACTCGTACGTCGACGACGAGGTCAACCCGGGCGGTGCGCACATGTCCGCGGTCGGCACGGAGACCTGCGCACAGTTCGTCGAGACGGTGCGGCACAACCACATCGGGTTGAGCCCGAACAGGGACGACTCGGCGGCGCTGCTGATCTACCCGCCGCAGGTCGGCTCGTACGGCACGCAGAACGTGGCGATCTCCTGGACGGACAACCTGATCGCCGGCGGCACCTACTGCCTGTGGCTGTCCAGCGATCCGCAGTTCGTCGGCGCGGTCACGGTGATGGGCAACCGGTTCTCGACGGCGTACTACAGCACCTGCGGCCTGTACGGGCCGGCGTTCACGGACAACCTGCTCCACGAGGGTCAGGTCGCGGTGACGTGGTCGGACAACGCGTTCGTCGACGGCCGGGTGGTCGACGGCCCGGCGTAGGACCCGCTTCCGGAGGTCGTCCGATCGGACGTATCCCGGCTGACCGAAAGTATGAGCCGACCGATCTGACCCCCAAACGCAAAAAGAGCCCGGCACCAGTCCCTCTCGGGACGGTGCCGGGCTCCTTTGCTTGTCTGTCTCACGCCTCCGGGGGTGCCTCCATCAACGGCCTCCCGTTCAAACCGGGCTTGCTCGGCCCAGTCACCTGCGGGCCACTGCGGCCCCCCGCCGGGACTGACCTCCGCACCCTGCCCACCGTCGCCGCCTGCGTCGGCGCGGGGGTTGCGGGCTGAACCCCCACCGGCCCAGGCGACACCGGGACCGGCAGCAGCTTGGCAGCCTCCCGCACCACCTGCTCGCCGACCGCCTGCGGAGTTTCCATCGACCCGATCTTCGCGCCCAGCTCCACAAGGGACACCGAGGCGACGACGATCAGACCGTCCACAGTGAACGGGATCAGGAAGGGCGAGGAACCTGTCTCGCCGTACCGGGCCGCGACGGCGGCCATGTGCCAGTAGGAAATCCAACCCGCGATACCCGCGATCGCCGCCGTAGCGAGGATGCGGACCGCCGCGAGCGAGCGGCGGTGGACGGGGATACGAGAGACCAGCTCGACGGTGAGCAGCAGGGCCAGCGGTGGCCATGCCGAGATCGTCCGGCTGATCGGGTTCGGGTTCGCATGGAGGATGTTCGCCGCCACCGAGGCGGCGATGCCGAGCGCGAGAACCAGACGCACGGCCCACCGGAGACGCTTGAGCTGACCGATGCTGAGCATCGTCCCTCCTCGGGAAGAGTCGGTGTGACGACCGATTGGCCGCCCCCGCGGTGGCCAATGGCGTACCCGGGCGCCGGTGTCGGCTGCTCCTGGGCTGTGTGTCTAAAGTGGACGCCCGGGGCCCGCACCCGGAATGCCGCTGGTTCGTCCTCCGCCCCCTCACGCGTGGCGTACGTCGACGGTGCTCGGCGGTCGACCCCAGCCGGCGGCGACAGCCGGCGTACCGCGCCGCGATTCGGCGGCTGCTCCCTACGCCCCCTTCGGTGGCGGCCCTATCCGGCTTCGGCGGAGTCCCTAGCCCTCGTGACGCTGTGGGGCTTGCGTCCCGCGTTGACGTGCGGGCGGTACGGCATTGCTGCGTGCCGGCCCGGGGCTCGAACCCGGGTGCCTGCCAGTCCGGCGCCCTTTCAGTCGACGTTGAAGTAGCCGAGCACCGTGACCTGGTCGGCGTAGCCGACCGTGGCGCTGCGACCCCACCCGTTGTCGAGGGTGATCGTGTTGTATCCCTCGTGGACCTTCTGGACCTCGATCCGCTCGCCGGCCGCCGTCTGCACGACGGTGCCGGGCTTGACGATGTTGGCCCAGATGCTGGTCCCGATCGCAGGGAAGGTGATCATGTCCGTCTCCCTCGGACTGGCCGCCTGGGTGGCGGCGGGAGTGGACCTTGCGGGGAGTCGAACCCCGCTCGGCGAGCGTCTTACCTCCGGGTGTGCCCCGGCTGCGCTCGCCTGCATTGCCCTGCGGTCCGTGGCCCCCGGGCGACCGTTCGGCAGGTGTGGTCACTGCGTCGACTGCCTCGGGGGCGGGCGCCGGTCTGTCCCGGCTGTCTTCGTTGCTGTTCGGTGGATGGGTGTCCGCTGGTTCACGTCTCCCGGGGGCTTTTCCCGAGTCCGTCGCGGTTTCCCGCCGACTTCCGCTGCCCTTCCGGCCCGGCTCCGGCGTGTCCCTTCGCGGGGACCTTCCTCGGCCTTGGTGTCGGAGCTTCTCCTGTTGTCTACCTCCATCATACAGCGCTAGCGCTGCACACGCAAGGCGAGATGCTCCCGATACAGCGCTACGGCTGTCGGGTTGCTGACAGTTCAGACGGCAGGCTTCCGTGGGCGGGCCGACTGCCACGCGTCCACGGTCGAGGCGAGCCACCAAGGCGTCCGGCCGTCGTACTCGCCATCCGGCTTCGGGGCCTGCTCGCGAGCCACATACGAGCGCCACGTCGACGGCCGGATACCAAGCCGGGCCGCAACCCCGGCGACCGTCAGGCGCTCATCCATGCCGGCCATCATACAGCGCTAGCGCCGTGCGACAACCGAACCGAACGGACGACTCCGATCAAGACCCGCGGCTGCCACGCTCGTCGCCGTGACCGTGCCGATCGTCCCGGGGCCGCCGCCTCAGCAACAACCCGCTGTGCAGCCCGTCTGGCCGCTGCCCGCACCACCTGCCCCATCCCCTGCGACGGGCCGGTGGCTGGTCCCGGCGGTGATCGGGGCCGTCGCCGTGGCCCTCGTCGCGGCAGGCATCGCCTTCGTCGTCTACCGCCTGCCCCGGCCGGCACCGGCGACGCCAACCTCGTTCAGCGCCACGGGCGATCTCACGCTCACGCCAACCAACCTGGACGCCGCCCTATCGATCCACATGGGTGCTCCATGCGCCGGACGGGGCGGTTACGACGACATCCGAGCCGGCACCGACGTGGTCGTCTACGGACCGCAGGACGAGACCGTTGGCCTCGGCCGCCTATCGCCCGGGACGGGGTCGGGGAGCACCGACCATCCGACGTGCGTGTTCACCTTCACCGTGCCGAACGTCCCCGTCGGCAAGCAGTTCTACTCGATCGAGGTCGCCCACCGCGGCAAGCTCCACTACACAGAGGCCCAGCTGCACGCCGACCTGCACCTGACGCTGGGCGGCTAGAGCCCGTACCGCTCCCACGTCTCCGCGGCGATCTGGCGGGCGACTGCCCCGGTGACCGTGTCGACCAGGTCGCCACGTAGCCGCAGGCGCCGGATGCGCTCCACGGCCCGGTCGATGGTGCGCTGGCGGGGGCGGCGGGTGCGGGCCCAGCCCCCGCCGACGCGCGGGGCGGAGCGGACCCCGCCGGCATCGCTCATCGCGCCCACCCCAGGAACCGTCGCCACAGCACGCTGCGCGACACGTCGGGCATGTCCTCGTGCGCCTGCCCCAGGTAGCCGGACATCTCCAGCGTCATCGACAGGGTCGACCCGCAGCTGCGCCGGACCACCGACGCCCGCCGCCGGGGACACGGCCATTCCCGCCGGCAGGTCCGGCACCGCCAGTCGGCGCGGTCCGGGACGTGTTCGGCGCGGGTCACGATCCGCCGCACCCAGGTGTTGGGCATCACCGTGGCCTTGTGGCCAACCGGCAGCTCGAGGTCGTGGGGGAGCAGGCCCATCGGGTTGCGTTCCTTCCGTCCGGGCCCCGCAGCCCATCGGCGAGTACGGGGCCCGTCTCGACGACGGCGATTGGTCCGGGGACGGTGGCGGAGGATCGCGACCGTCCCCGGGGGGTGCCGTTCCGGTGTCTACCCGGGAACAGCGTTCGTGAGCGTACCCACCTAGCCACCTAGGTGTCTAGGTACCATCGACGGTGAGTTGGCCACCTAGGTGCTTGAGGGAGGGGACATGCCTGTGATCGACTTACCGGGTCTACCCGGGAGTGCAGTCACCATGTCGTACCTCGCCATTGCCGAGGATCTTGAACGTCGCATCACCTCGGGCGAGTACCCGCCCGGCTCGCGGTTGCCCACGTATCAGCAGCTTGCCGAGCGGTACGAGGTCGGCGTGACCACCGTCCAGGCAGCGCTGCGCGTGCTGCGGGTCAAGGGGTTGACGACGTCGCAGCCCGGTGTGGGGATCTTCGTCGCGGCTCCGCCATTGACCTGACCCGGACCGTTACGTCGACTCGCGGACCAGGGTCATCTCGATCCGGATGGCCGATGGGTAACGGACCGATGGTCCTATGTGCATGTGGGCCTTGCAGGTTGCAGTTGCAGCCGTGTCGGGTGATGTGATCTCTCCGTAGTCAAGCGTTGACTCGGCGTCTTCGGGCCACAACGGCGTGGCCCCGATGACGGGAGGCAACACGATGGACAATCCTGTGCGCTGGTCGGTGCGCTGGCTGCTGATCACCGGCGGCCTCGGGCTGGCGTACGTCATGATGGTGCTGACCCTGGTGGTGTTCGACGGACCCGGCGGGCCAGGCCTCGACCCCCGTATCCACAGCCTCATCGTCACCAGCCTGGCGGTCTGCATCCTGCTGGCCGGCAACGCGGCCGCCTCCGACGCTGCGCGGGATCGAGCCACCGTCCACTTCAACAGCCGATTGGACGACCTCCCGTCCAAGGCCGACTTCGAGGCGATCGTCGCCGCTCAGCGGTCGTTCGAGATTGCGCTGACGGAGGTCCTCTACCAGCTGCAGGCCATGGCCGAACGTGAGCCCGCGACACCTCGCGTGGACCCCGATGTGGTGGAGATCGGCGACCGCCTGGGCCGTCGCCTCGGCGTCGAGGGCGTGCGTCGCTGATGCGTCGCCAGCCCCTATCGATGGCTGGCTTCCGCTGGTCTGGGCTGGCGTAAACGCCCAGGTCAGAGACCCTCGCGAGCCTCTGACCTGGGCACAGTCCCTTCCTTGACACGGAAGAGGTCACTGGTTCAAACCCAGTATCGCCCACCAGTAAAACCCCAGGCCAGCGGCTGTTTTCAGCCGCTGGCCTTCTTCGTGCCCGGGGGCCGTGCGTCACCCATGCGTCGCCACGATTCGTGAACCTTGTCGTGCGCGTCCGGCGCGAGGTGCGCGTACCGCTGCGTCGTGGCGTAGCTCTCGTGCCCGAGCAGAGCCTGTACCCGGTACAGGTCGACGCCATCCATCACCAGCCAGGACGCCGCGGTGTGCCTGAGCGCCCGGGGCGGTAGCCGGCGCAAGCCGGCCGCCTCGATGGCTGGATACCAGACCCGCAGCCGGAAGTCGGAGTCATCCACCAGTCCGCCCTTCGGCGCCGTGAAGACGATCGACGTGATCGGCCTGCCCTCCATAAGCGCCGATAGGCGCGGCATCTGCCACGGTGGGACCGGTACGACCCGGTGGCTCTTGCGGGACTTCGGATACTCCCTGAGACCCTCACGGGTCTGGACCCGGGTGACCTCGATCTGGTTGCGGAGCCAGTGGACCCGATCGCCGTAGAGCCCGAAGATCTCGCCCGGCCGCAGGCCGACCCACATGCCCAGCCCGACCAGCGCGGCCCACTGGGGCGCGTAGTTCCGCTCCAGCTCGGCCAGCAGCGCCTCGGCCTCGTCGTGGCTGAAGAAGTCGATCGGGGATGGCGGGACGACCGGCAGGTCCAAATCGACGAACGGGTTGCTGAGCACGATCGGTGGGCGTTCCCGTACGGCCGCCTCGAACAGCGCGGACATCACGTGGACGATCTGGTGGACCGTGGCGGCGGAGATCGTCGGGGCCTGCTCCTCGAGCTTCTCGGCGTCGACCCCCTTGTGGCGGGCGCGCCGCTTCCGCCTCAGGACCTTGACCCACTCCTCGGCTTCCATGCGCGTGATGGCCTCCATGGGCCAGGTGCCCCACTGGCCGAGGCAGTGGGTGCGCCAGAGCGATTCGGTCTTCGCCGCGGTGACCGGGTCGGTGCCGCGGACCGCCACGCGCCGGCCGTACCATTCGCTCACCGTGATGTGGCCGGCCCGGGGATCACGGATCTCGCCCCGGGCGTATCTCGCTTCTTCGTCGCGGGACCACTCGGCCACGATCCGCTTGAGCGGGTCGGTCTTCGTGATCCGCTTCCCGCTGGGGTGGCGGACGGTAGCTTGCCAGAGGCCTGACGGAAGCTTACGAATGTAGGCCATCAGCTCGCCTTCCTCGGCCGCCGCCTCGGCGCCGCGGGTGGTCCGTCCGCCATCGCGGCGAGCAGGCGGAGCGTCTGCCGAATGTAGTCCTTGGTCGCCTCATTGGTGTTCGGGTCGGCCAGCCTGCGCAGCAGCGCCGCCACGTCCGGGTCCATGGGCTGCTCGGGAGTGGCCTCCCGCGGCCCGACGCCCAGGGCGGCTAGGGCTTCTCCAGGCGATACGCCCAGCCCTGCACAGAATTGGCGGACCTTGTCCACCGTCGGGGCAACCTCGCCCCGGCGCCAGCGGTGAAAGGTCGAGGCGCGGATCCCCGTCGCCGCCTCGATCTGCGGGTCAGTCATGCCCCGCTCCCGTGCGGCAGCGAGTGCACGCTCGACAAAGCGAGCGAAGCGCACGCGGTCCACAGCAGATGGCATGCGTGCAACATAACTGCTGTTCGTGGGCCGGTTATCCCGTGGACGAAGATGCTCCCGCAGGTGCCACTGATCGACTCGCGCCTTCCGGCGGGTCATCCGATCGGACAGTCGGAGTGCACGGCGTGCTGACATGCCCAAAGGTTACGACCATCGATCACTTCGATAATCAGCCGTTCGGCTGATTTGGTGGCACGCGTGGCAGCGGCTACGGTCACTCGCATGCATGCCACTGACGACGACTCCGGTCCCACGGATGGCATCGACCGTGACCGGATCGCCTACACCATCAAGGACACGGCCCGCCTCCTGTCCTTGAGCACCCGGAAGGTCCGGTACCTGGTCGCCACAGGGGAGTTGCCGTCCATCAAGGTCGGTGTTGCGCGCAGGGTGCACGGCTCGGCCATCGAGGCGTACGCGCTCGCGCACCTGAAGCCCGGTAGCAAGGAGCGGGCGTCGTGACCCGGTCCATGCCTCCCCAGTCACCTCCGCCCCCGCCCGGCCCGACCCCGCCACCGCGGCCGGGCGGCCCCGGGCGGCTCTACACGGTCGTCGAGGTGGCCGAGCTGTGGGCCTGTTCGGACCAGCTCGTCTACGACCGCATCAGCGCCGGCGACCTCGCCGTGGTCGACATCGGCCGCGGCAAGGCGAAGATTCGCGTCCCCGAGTCGGAGGTGCTCGCGTTCATCGCGAAGCACCTCCGCCGCGCACCCCGGAGGGCTGCCGCATGACCTCGTTCTCTCCCGCCCCTACCCCGAAGCCTCAGCGCGGTAGCTGCGGCGCCCTGGTGGTCGGTGCGCTGGTGTTCCTCGCCGGTGTGGTGTTCGCCCTGCGGGGTGGGCTGTGACCGGCCCCGCCATGCCCGACCCGCCGCCGCCCGGCCCGAACCCCGGGCCCCCACGGCCCGCCGTGGCGCGGACGGATCCGCTGAGCCCGCATCCGGCCCCGCCCCGCCCCACCG